ATTAATAAGAACTCAGAAATCTATTTAATTCAAGAAATTTCTGATGAAAGGTATGAATTGCTGTTTGGTGATGGATATTTTGGTAAAAAGTTAGAAAATAACTCAGTTATCACCGTAAGATACATTATTACTGATGGTGAGTCGGGAAATGGACCAAATACCTTCGATTTTCAAGGTAATTTGGTTGATGAAAATGGTATTAGAACAACTCCGACTGGTTCAATACCCATTACGGTTGTTCAGAGGGCGATAAATGGCGGTGAAATCGAAAATGTCTCCTCTATCAAGTACTTTGCCCCAAGATTATATTCCGCCCAGTACAGAGCGGTTACGTCAAGGGATTACGAGGCGATTATTTCTTCAATTTACCCCAATACTGAGTCTGTTGCAGTAGTTGGTGGTGAAGAATTAGTACCTCCACAGTTTGGAACAGTCCAAATTAGCATCAAACCCAAGAATGGTTCATATATTTCCGATTTTGATAAGCAAAATATTCTGAATAAACTGAAAAAATACTCAATTGCTGGTATTAATCAAAAAATCATCGATCTCAAGGTCCTATATGTTGAACTTGATTCGACAATTTACTATGATATATCAAAAATTAGTAATGCTAGTGATTTAAAAACTAGAATTACATCAGCATTGACAACTTATTCTAAAGATATTGACATGAATCGCTTTGGTGGCAGATTCAAGTACAGTAAGATCTTACAATTAATTGATAGAGTTGATAGTGCTGTTACTTCTAATATCACAAAGGTGATTATCAGAAGAGATATGAAGGCACTATTAAATCAGTTTGCCCAATATGAACTTTGTTTTGGTAATAGATTCCATATTAATCCTATAGGATACAATATCAAGAGCACTGGATTCACGATCTCTGGATCTAATGATATTGTCTACTTAACTGATGTACCAAATAAGGATGTAAATGGTAATCTTGACGGAAGTGGTAAGGGAACAGTTTCTGCCATCAAGAAAACTGATAATGATCAATTGCAAGTTGCCCAAAGAGCAGTTGGCACAGTAGATTACATTAAAGGGGAAATCCTTTTAAATACTATCAACATCACTTCAACTCAGGCAAATAATGCAATTGTTGAAGTTCAGGCGTTCCCAGATTCTAATGATGTAATAGGATTGAAAGACTTGTACCTCAGTTTAGATGTTTCAAGTAGTAGGATAAATACGATTAAAGATGTGATAGCATCTGGTGAAGATATTAGTGGCGTATCTTTTGCAAGAGATTACTATACTTCAAGTTACTCAAACGGAGACTTAGAGAGGAAATAAAATATGTCTAATTTTGAGAAGAGAGTGCAACTCAATAAAATTATTGAGAGTCAACTCCCTGAATTTTTAGTAGCGGACTTTCCGAAAGCGGTAGATTTTTTCAAGCAATATTACATTTCCCAAGAAAAACAGGGTGGTAATATTGATCTTGTTGATAATCTTGATCGTTATATTAAAGTAGACAATCTTGTCCCAGAGGTTGTTGTTGGTAAAACAACACTTTCTGCCGATATCTCTGCAACTGATACAACTATCACTGTTGCATCTACTAAAGGATTTCCAGATGACTACGGTCTTCTTAAGATCGCTGATGAAATTATAACATATACTGGTAAAACTGCAACAACATTTACTGGTTGTATTCGTGGTTTTAATGGTATAACTGGTTATGATACAGGTCTTTCAAATTTAATTAATACTGTTAATAAGCAAACTGTCGTTTTCTCAGAAACCTCTGCTGAAGCGCATGATGCAAATTCTGAAATAACTAATCTTAGTGCTCTCTTTTTACAGGAATTTTATAGAAAATTAAAGAAAACTTTCACCCCAGGATTGGAAGAATATGATTTCGTATCTGATCTTGATGTTGGTAATTTCATTAAGAATGCTAGAAACTTATATCAGTCAAAAGGTATTGAAGAATCGATAAAAATTCTTTTCAAAGTTCTTTATGGTGTTGAAGCAACTGTTATTGATTTAGAATCAAGACTTTTGAAACCATCAGCAGCAAATTATATCAGAAGAGAGACCATAGTTGCTCAGAAAATATCTGGTGATCCTTTTAAATTAGAGGGTCAAACTATTTTCAAATCTACAGATGAAGGAACAAATGCTTCTGTTTCTGATGTAGAAATTTTTACAAGAAATAATGAATCATTTTATAGACTTGGTCTCTTTGTTGGATATAATGATAGAGACTTAATTGAAGGAACATTTACAGTTCCAGGTGCTTCTAGAGTTCTTGAATCAGTTTCGGTAGGATCATCGATTATTAACGTTGACTCTACAATTGGTTTTGGTCAAACAGGAACTCTTGTTGCTGGTGAAAATGTAATTGATTACACCTCAAAGAGTATTAATCAATTTTATGGTTGCACAAACGTTGGTTCGGGCATCACAGCAAGCACTAGGATCCGCTCTAATGAGTTTGTTTATGGTTATGAGGGTGGAGATATCACAAAGAGAGTTGATCTCCGTTTAACAGGAGTATTGGCGGACTTTAAACCTTTAGAACAACTTGCCTTAATGGAAGAAGGTGAGAAGATTGAAGTTAGAAATGTCGGGGAAGTTATTACAAATCCACCCGCCGATAAAACTTATAAACAAATATTTTCAAATTCTTGGATTTATAATACAAGTTCAACATATGATGTAGACACTATTAATGGGTCAAACTTCAAACTTAAAAGTGATATTGATAAATCAAGTCTTAAGCAAGGTGATACTGTTGATATTTTAAATGGATCAAACGTAGTGGGTGCGGGCGCATCTATATTATCCGTAAGTGAACCAACTAAAGAAGTTATCCTTGGTAATATTGTAGGTTTTGCTGCATCAATTGGTCTCGATTATAGTATTCGTAGAAGACTTGAAAAATCTGAAAGTGTTGGTGTAGCACTTTCACTTGGGAATGATGTATACATTGCAGATACACTCAATGTATATACAGATGAGAAGGATGAATTTGGATATGTTACTTCCAACTCTTTACCATCATACAAAATTTATGACAATATAATTGAAAAAAATGCCGATAGTCTTGGTGAGAGAGATACTGTATTCAATAACTACAAGGTTGTTGTATTCCCAAGTAATGTTGATTTCATAGATGGTGATGAAGTACTTTATACTGCTAATAATCCAATTGCAGGATTAGTCTCTGGTGCAACATACTTTGTTAGAAAGTTTGTTGATTCATCTGGAACCACCATTGGTAATAAAATTTATTTGTATGCATCAAAGGCATTACTCCAAGGGAACGAATACACAAGACTTGATTATACCAGTACTGGTGGTGGTGGCGCAGGATCTTTAATTGGAATTCACACATTCACTTTAAGAAGACACGAAGATCGTGTTCTTTCACCAAATCAGATTCTTAGAAAATTTTCTCTGAATACATCTCTATCGGATGTAGTTAGTGAAAAAAGGAATTTTGGATCTGTTGGAGTATTGATTGATGGTGTTGAAATTTCAAGTCCAGAATCGAGAGATAAAATTTATTTTGGACCTATCAATGAGTTTGAAGTTCTGAATGGTGGTAAAGATTATGATGTAATCAATCCACCTTCAATTGCAATCAGCAAACCTATAGGAGTTGGAAATACAACTGCTCTTGTTGAACCCATTGTGTCTGGTGTTGTAAGGGATGTTTTAATTGATCCGCAAGATTTTGATATTGAAAGTATTGAAGGTATAACTCTTGTTGGTGCCAATGGTTCTGGTTGTCAACTTGAACCTGTTATCGGAACAAGATTTAGAGAGCTTTCTTTTGATAGTCGTTCCCTTTTATTAGGTGGTGGAGTTGATATTGATAATGAGACGATTACATTCACTGAGCCACATAATTTGTTCAATGGTCAGCATTTAATTTATAATCAAAATGGACATAATGCAATATCAATAGGTTCAGCAGGTGATCCATCACAATCTATTGAAGGGACTTTGGTAAGTGGTGATGAATACGTTACCAAGTTTGTGAACACAACTAGTATTAAATTATTTAAAAATGATGCTGATGCTGCTGCAGGAATTAATACGATTGGATTCTCTACAGCAACAAATGCTAGTGGTATCCATAAGTTTAGAACACTTTCAAGAAAAAATATAAGAGAGATTAAAGTTCTTCAATCTGGATCTGGTTATACACATAGAAAATTAAGAGTAAAACCGAGTGGTATTTCCACAGAATATAATACATTTTCTTTTAAGAATCATGGATTTGAAACTGGAGAAATTGTCGACTATTCAAATGAAGGATCTGCAGTTGGTGGTTTAGATATTTTAAATAGGTACTCTATTGTAAAAATTGATTCGGATAATTTTAGTCTTATTGACGTTGGAGTTGGTGGTACTATTAAAACAGATCTTATAAGATCTAAAATTGTAGATATTAATTCAGTTGGAGTTGGAACACAAATTTTCCAATATCCACCAATTTCAATTGACGTAAATGTTTCTTATGGTTCTTCTATTGGGGGAACATTTGTGGTTACTCCAATTATAACTGGTGAAATTATTGGTGCATATCTGCACGAACAAGGAACTGGATATGGATCAAACACTTTAAATCTCCATAAGAAACCCCTAGTATCGCTTACACAGGGCAAAGATGCTCAGTTATCACCAATCATCCTTAACGGAAGAATAGATGCCGTACAGGTTCGTAACAGAGGGCAGGGATACAAATCATTACCAATTATCACAACTGAAGGATCTGGTACTGGAGCCGTTTTAAGACCAGTTCTTGGTGGAATAAATGGTGAGCAAATTGTTGATGTTAAGGTAATAAATGGAGGAATTGGATTTGATCCTAATACAACTTCCATATTTGTAAGTCCTAGAGGATCAGGTGCCAAATTTGATTTAAGAGTTAGGGATCTTACTGTTAATGATGCTGAAAGATTTGGTGAATATACTAAGCAAAGACAAGAAAAAATTTATTCAAATCTCTCAACTAATGAAACCGATGATCTTCTTGTATATTCGATGTATGGATATTCAAGTGAACTTGCGATAAAGTTTAAAGATGATGCAAACAATCACTCTCCAATCATCGGGTGGGCATATGATGGAAATCCAATTTATGGTCCTTACGGATACTCAACAAGGGATGATATCCAATCTGGAGTTAGATTACTAAAGTCTGGTTATACAAAAAACATTAATGCAATTGAAAATAGACCATTAACAGCAGATTATCCAGAAGGATTCTTCATTGAGGATTATCAATTTACAGATAGTGGAGATCTTGATAAGCATAATGGCAGATTCTGTAAAACTAAAGAATTTCCTAATGGAGTATATGCATATTTTGTCGGTGTTTCCACTAGTGGTAATTCTCTAGAACCTTCATATCCATACTTTGTAGGTAACTCTTACAGATCAAAAGTTATACAAGAAAACTTTACACTAAATCAAAAGTTTGATTTTAACAATTCAGATCTTATTCGTAATACTTTCCCATACAAAGTAAATCAGAAAGATGCAAACTATGATTTTATAAATGAATCATATGAATTTTTCCCACAAGTTGCAGAAATTATGTCTGTAACACAGGGTAGTGTTAATGATATATCAGTTATAAATGGTGGAACCGGATATCAAATTGGAGATGTAGTCAATTTTGATGAATCCAATACAGAAGGAAGGGGACTTAGAGCTTTAGTTTCTGAACTCAAAGGTATACAGATTGACTCAGTTTCTACAACACTTGAAACTTACGAAAATGTTACCTTTGAATGGGATACTGATAGACAAGTTTCTGTTTATAATAATAATGGATATATTGATTTTAACAATAATGATACTGTTTTAGTTTCTGGTTTATCAACTTCAGTAACTTACTTAGCAGATTCACATCACATTGGATTTACTACTGAAACGGTAGGTTTAGCAAACACAATGAACGCTTTCAGCGGTGCTACACCTGGTGTAGGTGTGTTTGAAGATATCTTTGTTTCTAATGTACCTGTAGTTTCTGCAGGAAACACAATTACAATTTTCTCATCTCTAGGAACTGAAATTGTTAGAGTTTTAAACAATTTTGATAATGGTGTGTTAAGAATTCAGAGGTTTGGTGAAGCACCAAACGGTACTACTGGCGTTGCTCATTCATTTGGAAGTGAACTTAATGTTTTAAGTGATAGAGTTAAGTTGCCAGTTAGAACGAAGAAGTTTTCTTCACAACGTGATGACTTTGTATATTTCAAACCTTCAGAAGCAGTTGGTGTAGGTTTAACTGATGGATCAGCAGTTTCAAAGATTATAACTGTTGGTGTAACTACATCTGAAATATCTGTTCCAACCAGAACACTTTATCTTCCAAATCATCCATTTACAAATGGTCAAAAGGTAACTCTCTCTAAAGGTGCCGGTACTCCAGGTTCATTCACAGTTGGCATGAATAATGTAAATGCAGATACATTTTTCATTCCTGACGTCACTACAAAAGAATCTGAACTCTACGTAATTAATAAGGGAAGAAATTATATTGGTCTTGTTACTGAAAGTGTTGGTGCAGTGGGAGTTGGGACAACTTCAGAAGGTTTATTCTTCTACAATGTTGG